GCACGAACATCAGCAGCTACAAATTCTTTACCGAAGGATGCTTTTAATCCATCAAATGCTTCTTGGTCAGTCATTTTAATCTCAAAGGTCATAATGTAGTTCGTTTCAATATAAGTATCATACACCAAAAAGGGGTCTAATCGACCCCAAGTGGACACTTATTCAACTGACTTCTGTTTCTCAAAAAATTCTTTCATTGAAGATGATACATCAGGTGGTTCAGGTTCTTTGTATCCCTTCATCTTCTTCCATTTATTATGCAACGCACCCATCATCCATGACTGAGATAGACTCTTCGGTCCATTCTCAAGCAAATCTAACTCATACCTACTAGAAGTATAGTTCTTATACTCTTCTCTCCAATTTGAATCATTCATAAACTTAACCTTATTTTAGATGGGATTACAACTTCTATCTGAATAGGTTTATCAAATAGATGTTTAAGATTGATTAGAATAAACATTTGAGGAATAGTAATAGTCATAATTACAAAAATCCAAAAAATGTTATCTTTCATCTTTTTACATCATGAGCACAACCATCACCTTGATAGTCATCACTATTATAATAACCGTTTTTGCTTCCAAAGTAAAGTGTTAGTCCTACAAAGGGAAGTGCTGCAAGAATCAAAAATGTTTCAAGAATCATTATTCATAAGTAAAAGTTTTGTTTTTAATCTTAGTATCATTCTCTCCTGTTCTACCTGCTCTCATCTTCCCTAAACCAACTGTCTTAGTTGATCCTAAAGGTCTCTTATTCTTTGGTTTCGTACCTAGTCCACCCTTTCTCGTTGCCGAAAGAGTGCCTGTCTTCTTCGTTTGAGTAATAACTGAATCTTGTCCATACTTCTTACCTAATGACTTAACTGCTTTCTTGAATGCTCTCTTACCCTTCTTACCTGAAGTGACAACGTGACTACGTTCTTTGACCTTAGTTTCTTTACCAGTCTTTTCATCTTTCTCATCATACCTACCAGTAACTTTTGTAGCACCTGGTAAACCCTTACCCCTGATATCTTTATCTAACTGTTTTGCTCGTGCCTTATTCTCTTTAGAAGATTTGTCACCACGACTTCCTGAGATGATTGCCATCCCTCCTTTATCAGACTTAGATTTTATTCTACTTAAACTACTCTCATCTAATTGAGAGCAGAATTCCTTAAAGGTCTTCATTATCGGTGACACTATTATAAGAGTATTTATTCTCCTTAATATTAAGCTACTAACTCCATAAATTCACCAAGAACTTTTTTGTTTAACTTCTTAGTCTTGAGAGACTTAACAAATGCTCTTTTAATCTGTGCTTTTGTTGCTTCATCATCAACATCAAACTCAGAATCTTGAGCAAGTGCAGAAGAAGAGATACCAAAGTATGCATCATAACCAGAATTGGTGATAGTGCAACTTCTATTCTTCTTCCAATCACTCATCATTTTATCATCATATGGGTGATAATGTCCGATGAAGTATCTTGCGTCACGACCTTCAAGAACACGAATGCCGATGAAGTTAGTGGAAGGAAATCTGTCTTTAAGATTTCTCAAGAGAGCATCAGTAAATTTGAAATACCCATTAGGAAGTTTATAAGTCTTACCAAGTTTACGGTCTCTCAAGAAAGAACGGTCACCATGACAAGAAGAACATCCTAAGAACTCTTCATCTTCCCAATGACGTTGAACAAGATTATTGTAAGTAAGTTGAGAACCTTCACCATCGGTAAGAATAATGCACTGAACCTTTTCGACACCATGCTTTGTTTGAAATTCTGGAATGATTTGATGAAGTGCAACTAGCGACTCATTCAATGGAGTTCCAGAAAGAACTAACTCAGGTGGATAAGTATAAACAGTACGATTCCTAAATGCATAGGCAGTTCTCCAGACGTTAATCATCTGACTCTCTAGTGTCTTAGCATTTGTTTCACCACTAAAGAAGTGTAACAAATTAAAATCACTATCTACATGAAGGAATCCTTCCTTTCTATGACAATGTTGAAACTTTGGTTTCATCATTCTATCATAACTATCTGCCGTATATTCTGTATCGTTTCTTCTTCTATACTCACTTGTAAAAGCATATACATCAAAAGGAATCTGAACTTTCTTACAGAACCACATTAGATTATAAAGTTGCTTCAAGGTATCCTGAAGAACATGTTGCATAGAACCAGACCAATCTAATATAAAGATTAGACCATGATTCTTACCATCAGGAAGAACAGTTATCTTTTTGAATAAGTCTTCATTAAACTTATAGGTATGAAGATTTCTTGTATCTAGAACCCCAGTTCTAGCAGTAGAAGCACGAGCATAAGCAGATGCAGACTTACGGCACTCGAACTCTTTAACAAGGTAAGAAACCTCTTTCTGGGCATCTCGCTTAAATTTAACATACTCACTGTCAGGTAATTGAAAAGTAGTATCAGGATAAAGATACTTTAATTCTTCAGGAACTGAACCTCTTTCTGCTCTCTTTTCATCATAAGCAAGTGAACACTCCTCAAACCACTTATCTGCTATCTCATGAACTCTTTCATTTGATACTATAACACTTTCAAGATTAAGTTTAGGAACTTCTACATATACATTTTCTACTGTTGCCTTATCAGTAAGGTCTTTCAACTTACCCATCAATGTATCTGCTGTTAGAACTTCAGGTACATGTGAAGATTGAACTTCAGAATCTACAGAAGAACTATTATCATCCACGCTAGTATCATTATCAGCACTATCGATCCCACCTTCCACAGGAGCATCGCCACTAGTGTCAGGAATGGAAGTAGTACTATCGCCAGCATCATCAGAATTGCTATCCCCAGTACCTTCAAGATTATCGAAGAAATCTGACTGAATACCCGCTTCTTCTTTAGTAATCTGATCCTGCGTTTCCTGCTCTTCTCTGCAGTAATTATATAACGCTTCTGCTGCTGCGATGGTGTCAGTAAAGGTCTCGGCATTTTGAATTAAAGTGATAATCTCCTTTTCAGTATCTGAAAAAGATAGGTCAAGGAACGAACCAATCTTAAAATGTAAATTAGCCCTATCAGCAAGATTGAAATTAGAAATATCTTGACCATCTAATTCAAAGAAATCTTGCTCTTGAAGTTCATTATATCCTCTATAGAAACTTTTGGCAATACCCATATACTTACGCTTCATCAATTTCTCAATTCTTGCATCCTCACATACGTTTAAGAACTGATGAGGAACGCTCTTTGGAGGGTCTTCATTAGGAGTAAAGAGTGCGTGTCCTACCTCATGTCCTACAAGCATATCATATACATAATTGCTTGCCTTCTCCCAGATAGGAAGAATCAATACACGAGAATCTACATTGAATTGTGCTGTCTCAACGTGCTTGTGCTCTACTACAATATCTTCAGTGGCAAGCAACTTTGCTAGTTGTGACTTGATTTCTTGTTGAACTGCCATCTTTGTTTGTCTTGTTGAACCTATTATACATGGGAACATCCTTTGCGTGACGCACCCTGTGACAGTTTGAGCACAGGACTATACACTTAGACATTTCCTCCTTAATTACTTTCATAGAATAATCATCTTTAGCTAGTGTACCTACTTCACTTCTCTTAGTGGAAGGGTCTTCATGATGAAAATCCATAGCAGCAGGATGAAAATGACCACCACAATCAAAACAAGGACTCGCTTCCTTATACCAATTAATCCAGGTTCTCTTTCTCTCTACTCTTTCCTTTTTAGACATTTTATTTTTATTTATAAAAAAACCCCCTTTAATAGGGGGTTTCTGCAACTTCGCAATTAATGCTCTCCTTCTTGCTTTGGCACTTCGTAGTGCCTGTGGTTTCAACTTTCTTTTCGGGGGTTTGCCCGAATTATGTTGCCAGTTCGGGGTAGAGTTGCTCAATGTCCTTCCTGTAAAGAGACTTAATATTATCTATAAGTTTAGCACTCCTCTTGACCTTTTTGGATTCATCAGTTGGCAATTTCTCAACTGGCATATCTTTTCTCATTTTAATATCCACCCCAACTATATCACTCAACCACTCTCCAAACTCATCTTCAAACATATCTTCAAACTTCCAAATATGGGTCTTCTCTGAAATGAAATCTATTTGAGGTCTGAACCAATTGACTGATTCAGTTGATGGGAAATTTTGCAGCATAGAAGAAAACATCATCGGGTCTTCTAATAACTCTTCAATATCATCACCATATAATTCAGATAGAAAAATGGAACATGATATGAACCTATCAATAGGATTTCTTACAACAGTTATATGAGGAATATCTTTGACATCCAAATACTTTTCATAGTATTCTCTGTGAAAGTGTGCAAGTTCTACTCCATCAATACTCTTATACTGCCTATCTATCTCTACATCATCATCCCAAAGAAAATCATTACCTTTCATAAGGTTCTGTTCTATAAATCTTCCAGCAGTTCTAGGGATATGAACGAATAGGAATCTCTTACCAGTAGGTTGATGCTTAAAAGTGGACATTATGCCTCAATATTACTGAATCCTTTTACTTTTTCAAACCTTATATGATTTTCAAACTTATCTTCCATACCAGTCTTATGGGATATAACAAAGATATTAGCATCCTTAATAACATATCTAATAATCTTAAGAAACTCTTCAGTACCAAACCCATCCAATGATGAATCAAATACCTCATCCATAATAAGGAGATTAGTATTTACTGAATTCTTAAACCTTGCTACCTCCCTCCAAGTAAACAGAAGTGCTAGGTCAATACGCATCTTCTCCCCTTCACTAAAGGAAGCATATGAAAAATCTTCATGGATAGGAGATTTTACAGTCTCGTTGAACTCCTCATCCAATGTAAAATTAATATAGAAATCCATCATCTGAAGATACCTATTAACCTGCTGGTTAATTAAAGGTAGGTACTTCTTAATGATTTTGGCTTTAACTCCACCATCTCTAAGTAATCCATATGAAAAATCATAGTAAGTAATAGTCTCTTTCTTACTAATCAAATCATCATATGTAGTTTGTAAATTTTCTTTAAAGGTTGCTAACTTCTCATGCTCAGTATTTCTGTTTGCAAGTTGGTCGGTAACTCTCTGAATTTCCGATTCCAAATCCCTGACCTGTCGTTGACACCCAGAGATACGAGTATTGTTTTTAGAAATGCCATGCGTTAAGTTAGTAATCTCCTTGGATAGTTTGGTAAAGTGACGCTCTCGCTCTTCTTCCTTTTTAATTGCCTCCTCTAGTTCTTTATAACCAGATTGCAACTCTTTTGCTTTATTTTGAGCATCGTCAATTTTATTTATTCTGAAGGACTCATCAATATTCTGAGTGCAGGTAGGACAAACCGTATTCTCTGTAAAAAACTTATGCTCTTTAGTAATGGTTGATACTTTCTGAGATATTTTACCTTTCAATCCACCAAGTTTTCTTAACTTTTCCGTAGCACCCGTTAACATTTCTTGTTCTTTTGTTAAATCATGAACATTATTTTCCATCTCTTCATTTGATTTAACATAATTATCTGCCTCTTCAAAAAGAATACTGATTCTGCTATTCTTATCTTCTATATTATCCTTACTTTGCTGTTCCAATTCTCCTATAAAGTTCTCTTGCATATTTACTTTATCAGTAAGAGATTCTTTCTTAAGTTCAAGAGTTTTAATATTTTCCCTGACTACTCTTATCTTATCCTTAATTAGATTATTCATTGAAGAAAAGATTTTGATATCAAGCAAGTCTTCAATAACTTCTCTTCTATTAGATGCGGTTAATTGCATGAAAGGAACAAAAGTACTTGAACCCAGTATAACAATCTGAGTAAAAGACTTATAATTCATCTTCAGAACATTCTGCTCTAACCACTTCTGCTGGTCATTAGCAGAAGCAAATTGATTCATTACAGTTCCATCTTTCCATATCTCAAACAAATTTGGTTTAATACCTCTCACTACCTTCCAAGAAGTTCCTGATAAAGTAAAATCAACCTCTACCCTACAATCTTTTTCATTAGTAGTATTAATTAACTGACCCTTACTGATTTTACGAAATGGTTTATTAAACAAACTAAAAGTCAATGCATCTAATACAGTACTCTTTCCAGCACCATTTGTTCCAACAATTAAAGTTGTTGAATGTCCATTTAGTTTTACTTCTGTATATTGATTACCAGTTGATAAGAAATTCTTCCAACGTATTGTTTCAAATAAGATCATGATTTTTTTCAGGAGGTACTACGATATCGTTAGGAGTAATAACCGTATACTTATAATTGTGAGATTGACAGGTTTGAATCATTATTTCATTATCAACCTCTAGTACATGCATTTCAGGATATTCTCTTTCTTCTTCTAACATCATTGCAAATCGAATAGCATCGTCTTCTTGTTCAAACAAATAAAGGGTTTGCTCTCCATCATCATCAATAACCGAATAAGCACCTTCCCCTTCCCTTCCATGCAAAGTGAGTATGTACATTTTAGACCATCTCACATGCCTCTTGATAAGTTTCTTGTATCATCTTTTGTATACGAGATTTATCAAGACTTACTTCAGATTCTTCAATATATCGATTGAGAATAGAAAGCGTATCTTCTGATTCATATCCTTCAGTTTCACTATCATATAGGTTATTAAAATCAAAATTCTCTACAATCTTAAGTTCAGCAACTCCAGACTTATACAATTTATCAATAAAGTTTTCAAACTTACCTAAATCAGTTTTCTTCTGAACAATTACTTTTACAATCTTATCTTCATAGTTCCTCGTATCAAATGTTTGGTGATTAGTATCCTCATAATAAATCTTATGGAATAACTGATATGGATTGTTAACAGGTGTATGTTCTAAAGTTTCTGTATCAAATAGATGGAACCCTCTTGTATCACCACAATCATTCCAGAACATCTCATAAGGATTTCCTAGATAAAATACTTTTTCATTATCAGACCTAGTATGATAATGTCCCGAAAATGTTTTCTCAAACTTACCAAAGATATTCATATCTGTTCCATGCTCCATCACATATCCACGATGGATTCTAAATCCTTTCAACTCAAGATGCCCCATACAAATAGGAGCATTTGACTTTTTAATCATTGATAATGTCATATCTTCATTCTCCTTGTTTATCCAAGGCACAAGAAGAACATTCAATTTATCTAAAGTTATAGAAACTGTTTCCGAATATATTTTTACATTATCATACTCTCTAAGTAGCAAATCAATAGCATTTATTTGATTAGTATTCTTATAATATGCTGTATGATTACCAACAATAGTATGGACAGTGATGCCCATTTGCTTCAATCTATCAAAGTAATGATCCTTTGCCCATGACAATGCAGCAAAATCAATTCCCTTTCTACTATCAAAGGTATCACCCATATCAACTATGGTATCGATACCTTCCTTCTCAAGAGTAGGAAAGAAAACATCATTATAAAACTTTAGGAAATAATCGTGAAAAAGTTTAGAGTTTTTACGACACCCGAAGTGTTGGTCTGTAATAATTGCTATCTTCATTAATTACGAAGTTTTGAATGCACAGCATCTTTGATTGAATTATACTCCGCAAAGTTGTCCCCGTCAATCTTATTACTGTCATCGAACACTTCATTATAACCAGACTTCTCAATAATCTTATTTTTAATTTCTAACTGGCGTTTCTCTCTTTGTATTCTACGGAGAAATGCATAGTGTATTATCTGTGTAAAGTATGCAAATGGATTCTGGGATTTCTCTGGATTAAAGTTGTGTATGTACTGAACACAATTTTCTATACCATCAGATATCATATCCTCCTTAAACATGTAATTGACAAAGTTTGGTTTGAATGATAGATGATTAGCAATCTTTAAGAAACACTCACCGATATACCGAGGTATAACTGGTTTAGTTTTATCTTGCAATCTTGCAATCTCTACATTTTCACGATAGGTGATAAGTGCAGCAAGGAATTCCTTGTTGTTTACATAATGCTCAGATCTTTTTCGTCTAGCCATAGTCTTGCCTGGTTGTATCGCCATAAGTCTTTGTCACTACTATGTATTAGTATAGCATTTATAATCGGACTTGACAAGTTATTGAAAGATGAGTATGATAACTTTGTCGAAGTTCAGGAAAAGTACTAGCTCTTATTAGTCTTATTATCTTTATAGATTTTTTCTAGAATTTCTTTAGCATCATGTACATTAGATATATAACCCATTCTTCTACTCATTTTTGATTGATTATTATTTTCCTTTTCAGTATCTCTAACAAAATTTTGATACATCATAATCATTTCAACATCAGATGATTCTGATAACGTTAATACATCATCTAAATTTATAATAAACATATCTTCACGAGTTGTTTTTAACCAAGGTTCTACTTTATATCCAACTACTCTACTTTTTCCTTTCATTTCTGTTATAACAATAGGGTTATGAATAATCAACATAGTTCTATCATCTTCTTCTGATGCAGCAACTTTAGCATAAACCTCTTCACCAGATTTAAATTTTATTGTTGCATAAAAATCTTCTTCTATTGACATAATGTTATTTCCCCTTTAATTGTATTGTAATTATCTCATAATTAAATTTTTCTTCATTGTAAATCTTAATTCTTTCAATAAAGTGGTTTAATGTATAGTTTCTTTTTGTAGTAGTTGAGCAATCATCTGCTATATCATACAATATCGCCTTTACTTTGTTTGCTCCCTTTCTAAGAACTCGTCCAATACTTTGCAAGTTGCGGATGCGTGATTTGCTTGGAGAAGCAAAGATAACATTATGGAGGTTTTTAATATTGATACCAGTTGAGAATGTACCATAGGAAGCAACTATAATAGCGTTGTTTTCTTTTTCAGTAATTTCTCTTACCTGTTCTCTTTCTTGAGCATCAACTCCACCGTGAACAAAGAACAATTGACGATTAGTTGTCTTACTATTATTTATTAAATCGTAAATCACCTTACCATGAGTTTCTACTCTACTGTATAATATGAGACTATTTCCCTTTAGATCTAATGCTAAATTTTTTATAAAATTATTTCTTTGTTCATGACTAATTAAATATTCAATTTCATCTGGATAGGTTTCAAATTTCTTTGGAGGGTGTTTCAATACAAGACATTGGATATCTAATTGAGAAAGATGACCTTGCTTCATCAATTCATCTGTCTTTGTTACTTTGTATGACGGACCAAACAACCCCTCTAAGACCCATTTATGCGTCTGTGTGCCATCTAAAGTACCAGTGAATCCAAATCTATACTTAGCATGATGTAACTTAGTCATTATAGATACTAAAGACTTCGACTTAAATAGGTGTGCTTCATCTCCTATAACTACATTATATTCTTCAAAGAATGATCTTTCCAGTTTATATACTGACTGCCATGTAGTAATTGTAACTGGCATTTCATTTGTTTTTTCTTTCCCTGCATATATCTTGTGACAATATGACTCAACATCCCAACCATAATCAAAAAAGTCCTTATACATCTGTTCTACGAGAGATGTCGTGGGAACAACTAAGAGAATTTTTTGTTCTTTCTCAACGTAATATCTCACAAGAGAATAGATCATCAACGATTTGCCTGAAGCAGTGGGTGATATCAATAGCTTTCTATTATGTCTTAAGGCATCGTATACTCCCTCAATTTGGTACTTCCTGGGTTGATGATTGCAAATAGAACTCATATAATCTTTCACACCAGCATATGATATTCCCTCATTAACTTCAAAGGGAGTACCATAGTATTCATTATCTGCGAACTTATATGTGTAATCGTGCCTTTCGCAGAATGCAATAATTTTATCTAACAGTCCTACATATATCTTCTTTGACCTCATATCAAATAGATGGATTTCTCCATTCCAATTCCTATTACGATATTGAGGCATAAACTTTGCACCCTCTACCTCAAAGGTAAAGTGGTCTCTCAACTCATATTCAATATGAGGTTCTGAATCAATTTTTAAAAATACTTCGTTAGACTTGGATATAACGACGTTAGCACTAGTGTCAATCACTTAACCCATGCGTCTATGGGTATTTATGAAGTTATGTCAAGCCCCCCTTAACCTAGTCCAGAATTGAATCTCATAAACTCGATTGCGTTTTTAATTTGGAATGTTCTGTTCTGTATAACCTTAAGAATACTTTCTAAGTAAACTAACATCGTATCATAGTAATCTATCTTTAATGATGTAGTTGAAAGTTTCTCATCTGCATCAAGATACTTTTGCATAGTATCCTTATCCCTTATCTTTTTTGGGAAGGGATTTTCTACATATACTTCTGGGTCTGCTTTCCCACTAAAGTACTCATACCGTTCATGACGGATGTTTTTTCTTTGTTGTTCTGCTTTCTTTCTCAGTAGAAAGATTGTATTATATAA